GTAGCAAACGCAAAGGCAACTGCTGCTGCTGCAGAAGCAGCTGCCAAAGCAGCAAGAGTGAACTTAGCTCAGGCTAAACAACTGGAACTATTTAATAAAAATGGCGGCGGAAGTGCTGGTGCAATGAGAAAAGGAGAGATCCCTAAAGCACCACATTATGGTAAAGGTGTCAATATTGAGCTTAAAACAAGAAGGGATGCAGAGATCAGGCGTGCAGAAGAGGGTCGAGCATTAGATAAGGCCACCAGAGAGAAGGCAAGATTAGATAAAATTAGTAAAAGCGTAACACACCCTAAGCCAACTTTCCAAGACAGGATGAATAAAAAATTAGGCAAGAAAGGGTCTCTAGAGAGATTTATGAAAGGAAACGCTATAATGCAGAGCGGGTATGAGAATCCTAATACAGGAAAATTATATGATGTCCTTAAATCAGTAGTAACCAAAGTAAGTGGGCTAACAGGATCTATAGTAAAATTCGGATTTCCTAGAGTACCCCAACTTAGTGCCCTAATGCCGGGTGAGTTAGCAGATGGTACTCTAGAAGGGGCGAACTTAGATGAGATGTCTGTAGAAGGATTCGCTAATGTAGTAGAAGCAGTAAATGAAGAAACAATACTAGATAAGAATATGTCTAGAATAATAGATGGGCAGGCTATGGCGGTGAAGGTGCTTAATGCTGAGGACTTAAGACAGTCTTCTGCTGCTGCAGCCGCAGGAGATTGGGGCTCAGATGAGTTTTCTGGAGGAACTGCATCAGGTTTCAGTTTTACAAAAGATTCATCACAGTCTAGAATGTTAGCAGAGCAAGGGTGGGATGAATCTTTTGAAAACTCTCAAAATACAATAGGTGCTATAGTAGATTTGGAAGGTAACTTAGGGGCCACCCTTACCCAAGGAATTTCAGACTTAATAAATAATAATAATTTTAACTTTGGTAGACTAGCGGTTTCTTTCTTACAAAGTGTAGCTAATTCTGCAGTAGCAGGTGCAGCTAGTGGAATTAGCAGTGGTCTCACAGCATGGTTTATGGAGGGAGTAAAGTATACGGGCGCTAACGGAGGCGTGGCTCCTGGTGGCTTTAAAGCGTTCGCTAACGGAGGAGTCGTTAAAAAGCCTACTTTTGGTTTAATAGGAGAAGGTAAGTTTAATGAAGCAGTTGTTCCTCTACCAGACGGTAAATCTATACCTATATCTGGAAAAATGTCAGGGGATACTGAGAATAATATAAATATTACGATAAACATGGGTACAGAATCAGGAGATGGAAGTTCTACTGATAAGCAGAGTGAAGACGGCGTATCACAACTAGCTGGTAATATAACTAAATTAGTACAGCAAGAGCTTGTAGAACAAAGAAGACCTGGAGGACTACTATACCAGTAGGAATAAAATATGGCAGATTTTAATATAGAAGTAGGTATTGCACCTGATAGAAAGTTTAAACAAGAGGCAAGTCCAAAAGTACGCGAAGTAAAGTTTGGAGACGGGTACTCTCAAAGAACTATTATGGGTATTAATAATATAGAGGAGAGCTGGAGCTTAAAATGGGCCAATAGGTCTCTACCGGAGGCTAATAAAATACTAGGGTTTTTTGAGGATAAGAAAGGGGTAGAGAGTTTTGACTGGTACCCTGAGTCTTTTGACCAGGTCATTTATACAACCAGTGCCAGTACGGAAGGCAATACTTTAGTAAGTACTGCTTCAGATACTTATTTCAATAAAAACATGTATATAAACGCTAAAGTAACCAAAGTTGGAACGGGGCTGACCACGTATATATCATTCATAGAACCCGGAACCACCCTTAGCACCCAAAATATCATCTTAGCAGATAGTATAGTTACTGCTGAGGCTGCAGAGTTTATAGTATTGCCTTATAAAAAGTATATATGCAAAAAATGGTCCAGCACATCAGAACTTGAAACTGTTAAAAGCGTCACCGCTACATTCAATTTAGTATACGAACCATAAAGGAGAATATAATATGCCTACTATAATACAAGACCTGCATAGCTCTAACCCGGGGGAGATAATAGACTTATTCGAGGTAGACGTATCTTACGGCTCCGGAAGTGCGAACTCCAGCATTTTTAGGTGGCATTCAGGGTTATCGGAGAATTTACATGAAATAGTATGGCAGGGAAACGTATATAGCCCGGCTCCAATTATGGCGGAAGGGTTTGAGTACTTAGGTAAAGGCAGTTTACCCCGCCCTACCCTTACTATAGCTAATGTATCCTCTATGTTATCTAGTTTAGTAAGGGAGTTTGACGACTTAATAGGGGCTCAGGTTATTAGACGTAGAACCTTTTCTAAGTATTTAGACAGCTATTGTTACACTGCAGAAGGGTTCTCCTTATCTGGAGTTTGTACAAATGAGTTAGGGGACGACCCTAGTTTAAGTAAAACAGACTGTATAGATGTAACAAAAAATGGATCAGAAGGGCTGTGGACCGATTATACTTCCAGTACCTGCCCAGGCAGTTGGTTCCCCAACCCATCTAGTGATATTAGTATGGAGTTAGATAAAGAAATATGGTACATTGATAGAAAAGATGTAGAGAATAGTACCTTTTTAAAGTTCTCTTTAGTAGCAGCACACGACCTACAAGGAGTAATTTTACCTAATAGGCATGTATCAACAAATTACTGCCCTTGGAAGTATAAAGGAGCAGAATGTGGATTCACTAATTCCATCAAGGCAGTCGGAGCCTCTTTTAAGGTTCACAGACCCCTCAGAGGGTTTAGTACAGTAACTCCGGTTGGCTGGGAAACTGTTGTACCTAGCTTTGAAACATTCAACGCCTACTTTAATCATGTATCAAACGTATCGGAAGAGTTGGCTACTAGTTACCTTGCAGGAGCGGAGTACACTACAGTAATTATTACCCCAGCAGACGACCCTAGTATGCCCGAAGGAACTTCCTTAGAACTTCGTCAATATGAGTACACCCAGGGGGCAAGGTGGGAACTAGACAGTAATGGGTATATATCCCATTATTACACGAATAACTATGAACCTGTTACAGAAGAGGGATTCCTATTCATAGATCATCTATATGAGCAGACTATGGAACTTCCAGCCGAAGTAAGTTTTAAGATACTTCTTTGGAGTATAGAAAGTAGGCCCCCAGTAGACCAGTATTCTAACGAACAGCTGTATGACTATGTAATTGGGCCTGAATTCAATTATAGTTATCTCTTTCTAGCCCCTATTATAGAGATGAAACCTGCGGGAGGCGGCTTTTTTGCCCCTAAATTTACAAGCCCTCCTAGTGTAAGGCTAGGTACTGCAGATATTAATACTAGTGTTTCTCTAGTCGGCGCGCCAGTAGACTCAATAGAGGTACTAAGTGGAGGTCAAGGGTACCCTAACGCAGTAGAACTACTAGAAATCAATTCTACAGGTGTGGGCACAGGACTACAAGCTTCGGCTGTTGCCTCTGGAGGAGTAGTACAGTCGGCGTCCGTAGACGCCCCAGGTAGCGGGTACACAGGGCACCTATACGTAGAAACCCTACCTTACGATACTACTGTATACTTCGACGCACATGATAATGCTTGCCCTGCAGAAGAAGACCTATGTTCTAAAACATTAAAAGGGTGCACCGTAAGGTTCCCTTCATTTGTACCTTTCGGAGGATTCCCTGGTATTAATAGTAGGTCCGGTTAATGACTAAAGATAGCTTTGATAAGATGGTAGAACACTCTAGAATACAGTACCCTGAAGAAGCCTGTGGAGTACTAGTAGAGACCTCCCAAGGAGAAGAATTTGTACCTATAAATAATGTTTCAAACCTACCTATAGAGTCCTTCATGCTAGATCCTCTAGAGTACGCAGAAGCAGAGGACTTAGGAGGGGTAAGGGCCATATGCCATAGCCACCCTGATGGGTCTAGTAGGCCCTCTGGTGCTGATATTACTGAGTGCAACAAAGGCTCTGTACCTTGGTACATTATAGGAAATGATTTTACTAGAGTTACTAGATTAGTACCAGAGCAAGTAGAGGCCCCTTTAAAAGGTAGAGAGTTTAAACACGGAGTATACGACTGCTACACTTTAGTTTGTTCCTACTATAAGAAAAATTTGGGCCTAACTATGGGGTACTACCCTACTGAAGGAATTAATTGGGACCAGGAGGGCACAGACTTCTTTAAGAATAATTTTGAGTATGAGGGGTTTACTACTATAGATAATTTGGAAGATATAAGGGAGCACGATGCACTACTATTCAAGGTGTTTTCTCCTGTAGTAAATCATGCGGCAGTATACACCGGTAATAATCTAATTTTACACCATTCTTTAGGCTCTCTGTCTGGAGAAACAACACTAGGAAGATCTTATAGGTCTAGGATTAAATATCATTTAAGGCACAAATCATTATGTTAACTAAAGTAACCCTATATGGGGACTTAGCAGAAAAATACGGTAAACACTGGGATCTATCAATTAAAACCCCGGCAGAAGCTATAAGAGCTTTATCTGCTAATAATTCAGGGTTCCGTTCTGACTTACTAAAGAAAGAGGCAGCCTACATAGTAAAAGTATCCGGTAAAAGTATAGGGGAGGAGGAGTTACTTAACCCTTTAGCCAGCTATAATAATATAAAAATAATACCAGTAATAGCAGGTGCGGACAAACTTGGTAAGATTCTTTTAGGTGCTGCCCTAATATACATAGGGATTAACCCTTCAGTTGTAGGAGGCCTGTCCGTAGGGGTAGCTACCGCTTTGGTGAGTATAGGAGTATCATTAGTTATAGGAGGAGTCGCAGAACTGTTAGCAAAGCCCCCTGAACTTGCGGAGGCAGAGGACTCCTTCCAGAGTTTTAGTTTTAACGGAGTGAGCAATACTGTTACACAGGGGCTACCTGTCCCTATATGCTATGGGCAGTTACTGGTAGGAGGTGCTACGATTAGTTCTGGTGCTGCTTCGGTAAACTACGTTCCTGAATAAGCAACGAATTAAAAGGAGAATAATATGTGGTTAACTACCGATTTACTAGAATTACGGGAAGCGCAAGGAACAACTAGTACCGATTTATACTCTACTGCTACGGGCTATGTTTCAGATCTAATTTGTGAGGGGCCTATAGAAGGTTTCATGAGTGACAAAAGAGGGAGTAATCCTCCTCTAGGCTCTGTAATGCTAGATGAGACTTTCGCGTACTCTAAAGGAACTGCTCATTATAGTAGTGTGAAAGGGTGGGTACAGTATGGGGGCAGTAGAAACGCGTCTGATCGAGTAGATTTGGAGTCTAATACTACGGATTCAACAGCACTAGGGTTTGCTCTAGATGAGGGGGCTACTAAAACTTACACAACTTACGGAGTAGGCCAGCAAGTATTTAAGGTGCCTCCTTTAGGGGGCTCAGTATTAACGCAAGGCTTTAGTATTACTCCAGAGGAGGTAGATGAAATAAGTGTAACTATTAAGGTGCCTGCACTATACGACGCCGATAATGATAAGGGAACCCTAAATACTACCTCCGTAAGTTATAAGATATATATGGATCTTGATTACGCGGACGATTGGAGGAACTCGGCTGAAATTAAAATATCTGGAAAAGCTCGTAGTCAGTACAAGACTACCCGCACTGTAGTGCTTCCAAAAGGCATTACATTTTCACATATAAAGATAAAAGTTATTAGACTAACGAGCGACAACATTAACTCTAAAATACAAAATGATATATTTTGGGATTCGTACACTATCATTAGTAATATAAAGTACATGTACCCCCACAGTGCTGTAGCTAACCTATCTTTTGGCGCCTCACAGTTTGGAAGTTTCCCTAAGAGAGGTTATGAGATAAGAGGGTTGAAAGTTAAAGTACCTACTAATTACAGCCCGTACAATCCTGGGTATTGTAGTGCAGCAGGTAGTTATAGAA